ACGTGCTGATGGTATCGCTGTAAAAGGTAAAACTAGAGGAAAAATCTGCTAATGAGAGCTTCACGCGGTATGGGTGCTATAAAGAAAACTAAGGTTCCTAGTGCTACTGAGAATACTATGCCTAAAGGCAAGGTAAAAGCACGTCGTGATAATACGGACTTTACTCAGTATAAAGAAGGTGGCACAGTAAATAAAGCGGGTAATTACACAAAGCCAAGTCTTAGAAAAAGAATAGTATCTCAAGTAAAAGCTGCGGCAACACATGGTACAGGTGCAGGTCAATGGTCAGCTCGTAAAGCTCAACTTGTTGCTAAAAAATACAAAGCCGCAGGCGGTGGATATAAGTGAGTGCATTAGCTAAACCACAACGTTCACTTAAATCATGGGGTGAACAAAAGTGGACAACTAAGTCTGGTAAAAAATCTAGTGAAACAGGCGAAAGATACTTACCAGAAAAAGCAATTAAAGCATTAAGCCCTCAAGAATATGCTGCTACAACGAAGGCTAAAAGAGCAGGTAAAGCTAAAGGTAAACAATTTGTAGCTCAACCTAAATCAATTAAACAAAAAGTAAAACCTTATAGAAGAGTTAAATAATGGTAGATAGAACCACAGGCACCACGAGTTTTAACTTAGACTTAAATAACCTCGTTGAAGATGCGTTTGAACGTTGCGGTAAAGAGTTACGTACTGGATATGATTTACGTACTGCACGTCGTTCACTTAATATTATGACGATTGAATGGGCTAATCGTGGTATTAACATGTGGACTATAGAACCAGGTCAAATTAATTTAAATCAAGGTCAAATTATGTATGCACTACCTGTTGATACTATTGACTTACTTGACATGGTAACTCGTACTGGCACAGGACAAAACCAACAAGATATTAATATTAACCGTATTAGTGAATCAACATACATTACAATACCTAATAAAAATGCTACAGGGCGTCCTATTCAAGTTTGGATTAATAGACAAAGTGGCCAAGAGAACCCTACTACAATTCTTACAGCTGAAGCATTAGATGCTACAGAAACTACTATTACATTAACATCAACTGTAGGGTTAGCTCAGTTTGGCTTTATTAGAGTTGATAATGAAACCATTCAATATGGTGGTATTAGTGGAAATGATTTAACTGATTGCATACGTGGTGTTAATAATACAACTGCGGCAACACACATCACAGCGTCTAAAATATATGTACAAAACTTACCAACAGTTAATGTATGGCCAGCACCAGATCAAAGTAACTTCTATCAATTTGTTTACTACAGATTAAGACGTATTCAAGACGCAGGTAATGGTATTACTGTAGAAGATATTCCATTTAGGTTTATTCCTTGCATGGTAGCAGGTCTAGCTTATTATTTAAGTCAAAAATTACCAGGTGCGGAAGCTAGAATAGAAATGTTAAAAGCTGATTATGAACAAGCATTTCAATTAGCGGCGGATGAAGATAGAGAAAAAGCGAGCGTTCGATTTGTACCTCGTGAAATGTTTTATCACGGGTAATTAAATGCCTAGTAAATATTCAAGTGGTAAAAATGCTATTGCCCAGTGCGATAGATGTAATTTTAGATATAAGTTAAAACAACTAAAACGATTGGTTATTAAGACCAAGAATGTTAATATACTTGTATGTCCTGAATGTTGGGAACCGGATCAACCTCAGTTAAGCTTAGGTTTATACCCAGTTAATGATCCGCAAGCAGTTCGTAATCCAAGACCTGATAGTCCTAGTTATTATCAATCAGGTTTAAATGGGTTACAAATAACAGAACAAACCGGTACTGGAGTAGATTCAACAGGTGTTCCATCAGGCGGTAGTAGAATTATACAATGGGGCTGGAATCCAGTAGGTGGAGCTAGTTTTTTTGATGCAGCATTAACACCTAATTATTTGGTAGCAACCGGTGTAGTAGGTAACGTAACAGTAACAACAACTTAAGGAGAAACAACATGGCATATAAATCAGGAGCTGATGGTATTACTAAACAAGGTAAAACTAAAGGTAAAAATTTAGGCAATGACGGCGCTAAAGTAGGTATCAAAAAAGGCCCTAAACATGCAGGTTCTAAAGGCGGTAAAAAGAACATTGACATGAAAACTATGGGTCGTGGTATGGCTAAAGTTGCAGCACAGAAAAAGGGATAATAATCATGGCAGAATATAAACAACCTATCGTTGTGCCTAATGCGGATATTGGTTTATCACAAGATCCAAATAAGTTAAAGTCGCAAGACCTTAATTTTAAAACAGGTAGACAACGTGTAAGCGCAGGTGATCCTGCTCGTAATGATGTTAAGACTGATGGAATTACTATTCGTGGTTGTGGTGCAGCTACTAAAGGTACTAAAGCTCGCGGCCCAATGGCATAATAAATGAATTACACCCAGTTAGTCAACGAAATACAAAGTTATACTGAGAATACGTTTCAAACCGTAGATATAAATACGTTTATAACTCAAGCTGAACAACGTATATATAACTCAGTACAACTTCCTGCGCTTCGTAAAAACGTAACAGGTACGACTACATCTGGTAATAAGTATTTAGCGATGCCTAATAATTGGTTGGCTACGTTTAGTTTAGCTGTATTTGGTGCCGACAATGAATATAAATATCTATTAAATAAAGACGTAAACTTTATTAGGCAATCTTTTCCTGATACAGATGCAGACTTTTATGGAGAGCCACAATACTATGCTGTTTTTGATAACACAGCGTTTATACTAGGTCCGACACCCGATGCTAATTACAACGTAGAACTACATTACTTTTATTATCCTGAGTCTATTACAACAATATCAGGCGGCCAAACTTGGCTAGGTGATAATTTTAGTTCTACATTATTGTATGGATCATTATTAGAAGCATATACCTATATGAAGGGTGAAGCAGATGTAATTGCTCAATATCAAAAACGATATGATGAAGCTATGATGTTATTGAAACAACTTGGTGATGGTAAAGATAGACAAGACGCTTATAGATCTGGGCAAGTTAGGATACCGGTTGTATAATGGCTATCGGACAAACACAAACTACTACGTTTAAACTTAATTTATTAAAGGCCTTAGAAAACTTTAATGTAGGTACTCCTTATACATACAAAATAGCACTTTATACAGCTAATGCTACTTTGAACGAGACTACTACTGCATATACTACAGACGGTGAAATTACAGGCACTGGGTATGTAGCAGGGGGTAAGGTTTTAACAATAACTGGACTAGGTAGTGATACGACTAATAATACAGCTTATGTGTCGTTCGTAGATGTTACTTGGAGTCCTGCAAATTTTACTACTGCCGGAGCTTTGATATATAATAGCACTACAAATGCGGCTGTTTGTGTATTAAATTTTGGTAGTGATAAAACAGCAACAAGTACATTTACAATAACGTTTCCAGCAGCTACCTCAACCACTGCTGTATTACGAATTAATTAAGGAGTCAATTATGAATCAAAATGAAAAAGGTGGATTTGGAGATAATGCTACCATCACGCTAAATGCTGGTGCAACTGCTAATGAAACTGTAGGAATTGAAGGTTTTTATCATGTTACATGCCGTGATAAAGATGGTAATTTAAAATGGGAAGAATCATTCCCAAATCTAGTCAACGCTGTTGGCAAAGAACTCATGTTAGATACTTTATTAAAAGGCACTAGCTATACTGTAGTAGGTCCGTTCTTAGGTCTTATTTCAGGTGCTTCACCTACATTTGGTACTGGATCAGACACACAAACGTCACATGCTGGTTGGACAGAATTTACTAACTATACAGTAGGCGGTTCAGCAGTTCGTGGCACAGCAGTATTTGCATCAGCAACATCAACTGGATCAACACCATCAAACGTTACAACTTCAGCAGCTGCTGCTATTACTTACACTATTACAGGTGCAGGCGGTACAGTAGGTGGTTGTTTCCTAGTGACAGGTACAGGCGCTTCAAGCGCACAATCTAATACTGGTGGCGTGTTATATTCAGCAGGTGCATTTACAACAGCTAAGATTACTACAGCTGGCGATACAGTAGCGGTTACATACTCAACAACTGCAACAAGCTAAGGAGCTTAAATGGCTCTAGTAGTCAAAGATCGGGTCCAGGAAACCTCCACGACTAGTGGTACAGGTACACTTACGCTTGCAGGCGCGGTGCCTGGGTTTCAAACCTTTTCATCATCGATAGGTAACGGCAATACTACTTTCTATACTATCTACGACAACGTAGCTCAAGCATGGGAAGTAGGTATTGGTACTGTAGGTGCGGGCACTTTATCTCGTGATACAGTATTATCTAATTCATCTGGTGGCACATCTCCTCTTACACTAGCTGGTAACTCATCGTCTGTATTTTGTACATACCCAGCAGAAAAATCAGTTAATCTAAATGCATCAGGTAACGTATCTCCACTAGGTACAATTTCATCTGGTACATGGAATGGTTCTACTATAGGTGTAGCTTATGGCGGAACAGGTGTTACTACATCATCTGGCGCTAACTCTGTAATGTTAAGGGATGCTAATCAAAACGTAGCTGTAAACCGACTTAATCAATCTAATACAAATACATCAGCCGCTGGCGGTGTTACTGCATTAACAACAGCATCAAGTTATATTCACACGCTTTCTGGTACTGGTAACCAAACATACACAATGCCTGATGCTACCACCCTGTCTACTGGGGTAGCATTTCTGTTTAATAATATGGCGACTGGAACGCTAACGCTTCAAGATTATGCTACTGGACCTATTGGAACAATCCCTTCTGGTGGAGCTGGGGCAGTATTTTTAACTGTTAACGCTACTGTTGGTGGTACATGGGATTTACATGCTTATCTTCCAGAAGGCGTTACGTTTGGTACGAACGCTTTTAACCTCGGCACTTCCGTCATTACAGGTGGTACATGGAACGGTGGCACAATAGGTACTGCATATGGAGGTACAGGGTTAACTTCTTTCTCTGCAGCTAACTACGCATTATATTCAACATCAAGTTCAGCTTTAACAGCAGGTACGTTACCCGTAGCAGCAGGTGGTACAAATGTTACTTCATTTACAGCTAACGGTATTGTTTATGGTAACGGTACATCTGCATTAGGTGTGACAGCAGCTGGTACTACAGGACAAGTATTAGTAGGCAATACAGGATCAGCTCCAACATGGGGAGCTTTATCAGGCTCAGCAGTTACAACATTCCAAACGTCTTTAAACGGATTAACACCAAGTACAGCTACATCAGGTGCTGTTACATTAGCAGGCACATTAGGTGCTACATCAGGTGGTACAGGACTAACTTCTTATACGACTGGCGATATTATTTATGCCTCAGCTACAAACACATTAGCTAAGTTACCAGCAGGTACAAACGGACAAATACTTAGTTTAGCTTCAGGCATTCCTTCATGGATTAATAGTACTTCATCTGGTGTTTCATATACCAAAACAGATTTTACAGCGGTCTACGGCCAAACTACATTTACTGTTACTTATACAGTAGGCCTAGTAGAAGTTTATAGAAACGGTGTTAAATTAGCGATTGCTGACTATACAGCATCAAATGGTACTACGATTGTTCTAACTAATTTTGCTAATTTAGGCGATGTCATTGAAGTTATAGCGTTTGGTGCAGTAAACACAGCAGCCGTAATTACAGCAGAAGACTTTAGTGGTACAGGTTCTCAAACAGTATATACCATGTCTGTTACCCCAGCTAACTCAGAATCAGTGATTATAGCTATATCAGGTGTAGTTCAAGACCCAAGTAACTATACTGTATCGGGTACAACCTTAACATTTTCAACAGCACCTCCATTAGGTACTAACAATATTTCATGCCGTTATTTAGCTTTACCTACGACAACTACAGGAACTGGGGCTGTAATTAATGCAACTAATGGTATAATTATTAATAACCAAATCATCTCTGCTTCTTATACAATACCTGTAGGGAGCAATGCAATGAGTACGGGCCCTGTAACTGCAGCTTCGGGGGTTACGGTAACGGTTTCAGCAGGCAGTAGATATATAGTTATTTAAGGATAAAAATTGGCATCAATTATAAACGCAAGTAATTCTGGTTTTGGTGGCATAGTCTCTACTGGAGATTCTAGTGGTGAACTACAACTTCAAACCGCTGGTACTACAGCAGTTACTATAAACACATCACAAAGAGCAGCTTTTGTTGCAGGTACAGCAGCTTTACCAGCTATCACTACAACAGGTGACACTAATACAGGTATCTTCTTTCCAACAGCAGATACTATAGCTTTTGCTGAAGGTGGTACAGAGTCGATGCGTATAGATAGTAGTGGTAATGTAGGGATTGGTGTTGTTCCTAGTGCTTGGAGTTCAGCTTCTAATGCTCTTCAAAATTCTGGCGGTGCTTTATGGCAGTTTGGCGGTTCAAACTTTTATGTAGGGCAAAATTATTATTTTAATGGTACAAATCGTATATATACGACAACTGCTGAAGCAACAGAATACCAACAAGGAGCTGGAATGCATCGTTGGTTTACAGCACCATCAGGAACAGTAGGAAACGCAGTTACATTTACAGAACGTATGCGTATAGACTCTAGTGGTAATTTGTTGATAGGTGGTACATCATCTTATGCTGGCACAGAAAAATTGAGTGTTACTTCTACTATTGCAGGTTGGCCAATGTCTTTAAATTGCACAGGAAGTTCAACAAATGGTTTGCTAGTAAGATATAGCACATCTCCAAATAATAATGGTGCTGAATTTTTTAGTGGTATTGATAGCACAGCAACAAGATGTTATTTTAAATCTAATGGAGGTTTAGCTAACTATTCTGCAAATAATACAAACTTATCTGATATAAGAGAAAAGAAAGATATTAAATTAGCTGGTTCTTATATTGATAAAATATGTGCTATTCCTGTTAAAACTTTCTTATTTAATGACCAAACAGATACAGACCTTAATCTTGGTGTTATAGCTCAAGATGTTCAAGCAGTAGCACCTGAATTAGTAATGGAAAGTAATTGGGCTGCTCCAGACCAACCAGAAAAGTTAAGACTTTCTATTTACCAAACAGACTTACAGTATGCACTTATGAAATGTATCCAAGAACAACAAACCATCATCAACGACCTAAAAGCAAGAATAGAAACATTGGAGGCTAAATAATATGGCAAGCATAGTAGTCGCAGGAGATACCTCAGGAACCGTAACCTTAGCTGCCCCAGCAGTATCAGGCACAACTACGCTAACATTGCCTACAACAAGTGGTACTATTATTACTACAGGTGGTGGAGCAGCGGGTTCATTTACTACCTTAACATCATCAGCAGACGCTTCATTTGCAACAAGTTCTGGCAATGTAGGGATTGGTACTAATTCGCCAACTACAAAACTTGAAGTTGCTGGATTTGCAAAGGGCGCTATTGTCCATCGTGCTGGGACTTATACTGCTGGTGCAACTACCCCTAGTGTAAGCGGAGTAACATTTTTAAGTATTGCAAATTCATCTCCAACAACAATAACAAACTTTACCAACGCAGAAGCTGGACAAATAATATATTTATATTTTGACGACTCAAATACAACAATAAATAGGTCTAATGCTTATCTTGCTGGTGGAGCAAATTTTGTTTCAACAGTCAATGATATGTTAGTGTTGATTAAAATAGGACCTTATTGGTATGAAATTTCAAGGTCAGCAAACGCTTAAAGGACAATAATGGCACTCATACTTACAGGAACCGCAGGAGCAAGTACACTAGATAGTTCTACAGGATTAGCTGTGGCTACTTGGACTACAGCTACACGCCCCTCTGCTCCTGTTGCTGGTCAAATGGGGTGGAATACGACTACTAGTTTAATGGAAACTTATACAGGCACTACATGGGTATCTTTTGCTCCAACTTCTATTGTTCCTATTACAGCATCATATTTAATAGTTGCTGGTGGTGGTGGTGCAGGCTCTGGTGCAACATCTAATGTTCGTGGTGGCGGTGGTGGTGGTGCTGGAGGACTTTTAAGTGGAACAACTACATTAGTATCTGGTACAACTTATACAGTTACTGTAGGTGCTGGTGGAGCTGGTACTTCTACTTTAGGAAATCCTGGGTCTGCTGGAAATAACTCCTCATTTACTGGATTAACTACTGCTTCAGGTGGTGGTTATGGTGGCAGTTCTTCAAGTTCTGCTGGTGGTGCTGGTGGTTCAGGAGGCGGAGGTTCTATTGGCGGTGCTGGAGGTTCTGGAACTTCTGGACAAGGCAATGCTGGAGGAGGTTCATCTGCATCAAGTACCACAGCAGGTGGTGGAGGTGGAGGTTCAGGAGGCGCGGGTCAAAGTAATTCAGGTGGTAGTATTGCTTATGCAACAGGCACAGATGGTGGCGTTGGAACTGCGTCTTCTATTACAGGTTCATCTGTAACTTATGCTACTGGCGGTGGCGGGGGTGATAGAGGTAGTGGTGCGGGTACTGCAAATACTGGCAATGGTGGTCAAGGTGGAGGAAACCCAAACGGTGGTGCTGGTGGTTCAGGTGTAGTAATATTATCTATTCCTACAATTCAATATTCTGGAACAACTACTGGAAGCCCTACAATTACAACATCAGGTTCAAACACTATTATTAAATTTACAGCAAGCGGTTCTTATACTGCATAACAAGGAGAAAAACAATGAGTCATTTTGCAAAAGTAGTAGATGGTAAGGTTGTTAACGTCATCGTGGCTGAACCAGAATTTTTTGATACATTCGTAGATTCAAGTCCAGGTACTTGGCTACAAACAAGTTATAATACTCATGGTAATCAACACCCAGAAGGTAGACCTTTAAGAGGTAACTACGCTGGCATTGGTTATACATACGATGCAACTAACGATGTATTCATTGCCCCTAAACCATCAGACACAGCAGTGTTAAATGAAACAACATGGTTATGGGAAGATACAGAAGCACCAGAATTACCACAAGATCCACAAGGCTAACTAAATGACAAATGCAGTCAATCTATCAGCACTAGGTTCTAACGGAGGAACATCAGTTTCTACGTGGACTACAGGAACTCGTCCAGCTTTACCTTTGACAGGGCAGATGGGATGGAATACAAATTTAGGTGTTATGGAAGTTTATACAGGAACTGCATGGGTAGCTATTGGCGACCAAACTAATTTTTATACAGCATCTTATCTGGCAGTAGCGGGTGGCGGTGGTGGGGCTGAAAATGCTGGCGGTGGTGGAGGTGGTGGTGGTTTATTAAGTGGAACTGTAACATTAACTGCAGGAGCAGTATATTCAACAACTGTTGGAGCTGGAGGAGCTGCAGGAGCTTCACAACTTCAAGGAACTAGTGGAGCTAACTCAGTATTATCAGGAACAGGAATTACTACTGTAACATCTATTGGCGGTGGCGGTGCTGGTTCATTAAACTACCCACCAGGAGGATATAATACTCCAAACGGAAGATCTGGTGGCTCTGGTGGTGGAGGCGGTGGTGGATTTGGTGGATATGCTGGTGGTACAGGAGGTGCAGCAACATCTGGACAAGGATTTGCAGGTGGAACAGGAGCTACTGGTTTAGCAGGTGCTGGTGGAGGAGGATCTAGTGCTATAGGTTCAAACGGAGCTACTGCTGGTGGTGCTGGTGGTGCTGGCACTGCTTCATCAATTACTGGATCTTCAGTAACTTATGCTGGCGGTGGTGGAGGTGGTGGTGCACCAGGAGGAGCTGGTGGATCTGGAGGCGGAGGTGCTGGATCTACTAATAGTGGCGGAGGTGGAGCTGCTGGCACTGCTAATACAGGTGGTGGTGGCGGTGGTAATGGAAATGGTTCTGCTAATGGACCCTTCTCTGGTGGCTCAGGTGTGGTCATTTTATCCGTACCAACCGCAAACTATACAGGAACTACAACAGGTTCACCTACAATCACTACTTCAGGTTCTAACACAATTATAAGATTCACAGCATCAGGAAGCTATACAGCATAAGGATAAATCATGCCATTAACAACCGTACAAAATACAATGATAGGTACAAGTTCTAACGTCACAGTGTTAGCACCTACTGTACCTCTTTATGAAAACACAAGAACAGTGACAACAAGTTATACGATAACAGCAGGGTCAAGTGCGATGAGCGTGGGTCCTTTAACAATCAATTCAGGTATTAATATAACCGTGCCGTCAGGCAGCAAATGGGTGGTGCTATGAGTAGCGTAACAATCAGCGGAGATACAAGCGGATCAATTATACTTCAAGCCCCAGCGGTTTCAGGAAGCACAACATTAACGCTACCTACTACAACAGGTACTGTTGTAACAGATAATGCTACACAAACACTTACTAATAAGACACTTACTGGTGCTACTATTACAGTGGCATCTAATGCAGCTCCAACATTTTATGTTACAAGAATTACAACCAATCAATCAATAAGTGCCAATACATGGACTAAAGTTCAATGCCAATCAGAAGATTGGGATACTAATTCTAATTATGATAACGCTACTAATTATCGTTTTACACCTACTGTAGCTGGATATTATCAATTTAGTGGTGGTATAGAATTTAACAACGTTTCTGGATTTTATCAAATTGCTTTTTATAAAAATGGTTCATCCCATAGATTATCATCTTTTTATGCTAACTCTACAAACGGAACTCAAGTAGCATTAAGTGATTTAATTTACTGTAATGGTACTACTGATTATGTTGAACTTTGGGGTGCAACAAGCACTTCAAGCAATGCTTTTTATACTGGTGGAATAACAAGATTTGGTGGTGTATTTGTGAGGAGCGCATAATGTTATACGAAAAAATTATTAATCTATATCCAGAATTAACTTCAGAAGATTTTCTTGGTAGTAATGCTACAATACTTTTACAAAACGATTCAGATGGTAAAGGCGATTACATAGCTAAATGGGAACACACACTACCTAGACCTACAGATGAGGAATTAGCATAATGGCATCACTTAACGCAACAACAAGCTCAGGCATAGTAGCCACAGCGGATAACACAGGACAGCTTCAACTACAAAGTGCGGGTACGACTGTTATGACTATAACATCTACAGGGGTAACAACTCAGATAGGAGCTCCAGCTTTTAGTGCGGTAGCATCTACCACTCAAAATATTTCTAATATTACATGGACTAAAGTTGTAATAAACACAGAGCAGTTTGATACAGCAAATTGTTTTGACCCAACTACTAATTATAGATTTACTCCTAATGTTGCTGGATATTATCAAATTCAAGGTAGTGTTTATTTACAAGGCGGAGCATCAGGACAATTTAGTGCAAGAGTATATAAAAATGGAACTGCATTTGTAATTGGTAATTTTACTCCTGCATCTGGCTCTGATATTGGAGGATTTGTTTCAGGTTTAGTTTATATGAATGGCACTACTGATTATGTTGAGTTATATGTGTTTCAAAATTCTGGTTCCACTCGTACAACTTTTGGTGATTCTGCAAGTTTATATACATATTTCCAAGGTTTCTTAGCGAGGAGTGCATAATGACTTTAATAGTTGATGGAACAAGTGGCGTAACCTTTAACGACTCATCTCTACAAGGAGCTGCAGCGTCACCTTATGTGCTAAAGAACCGTATTATAAATGGTGATATGAGGATAGACCAGAGAAATGCTGGTGCTAGTGTTACTCCTACAAATGGGCAATATGTTTTAGACAGATGGATTAACTATCAGTCGGTAGCTTCAAAGTATTCTATACAACAAAATGCTGGTTCAGTAACACCGCCAGTAGGATTTAGTAATTATGCTGGCATTACTTCTTTGTCATCTTATACAGTAGGGGCAGCTGATTATTTTACATTTGAACAAACTTTGGAAGGATTTAATGTTGCTGATTTGGGATGGGGAACTGCAAACGCTAAAACTGTTATTTTGTCTTTTTGGGTGCGTAGTTCATTAACAGGAACGTTTGGAGGTGTTTTGTATGCCTCAACAGGAACATTGTCCTATCCATTTAGTTATTCAATTTCAGCAGCCAACACTTGGACACAAATAAGCGTAACAATTACTGGACCTACTACTGGCACATTTGCAACTAACAATACTGCTTCCTTTACATTATGTTTTGGTATTGGTATTGGCTCTACTTATAGTGGAACTGCTGGTAGCTGGCAAGCAAGTGTATTGCGTAGTGTTACAGGTGCAACATCCGTAGTAGGTACTAACGGAGCTACATGGTATGTCACAGGTGTCCAACTAGAAATAGGCTCATCAGCAACACCGTTTGAACGCAGACTTTATAATCAGGAATTGGCTAATTGTCAGAGGTATTTTGAAATATCTGGTGCAACAGGCGCAACAGGCAATCCAAATTATCATGGAACACTATATGACCCAACATCAACTTTATATTTAGGTCAAGTGCAATTTCAAGTAACTAAAAGAACAGCTCCAACTATAACTTCTGGAGCAGGTAGCACAGGAACTGTTGGTGTAATTGGCATTTCATCATTTTACTTTACAAGAAGTGCTGCTGCTGCTTATTTAACTTATTGGACAGCTTCTGCGGAGTTATAATATGTATAAACTAATTAATGATCCTATAACAAAACAACAGGCAAACGTTGTAAAAAGACTTTCAGATAGTGCAATTATCCCATTTGACCCAGCTAACACAGACTACCAAGCCTACCTAAAATGGCTTGAAGAGGGTAACGAGCCCTTACCTGCGGACGAATAATGTTTGGTAATTCCGCCTTTGCCGTAGCCCCTTTTGCAACCCTAGGTGGAGGCACAGCATTCTCGTTTTCTATGGTTGAGAATATCAACATGAATGACGCAAGTAGCCAAGTTTTTGCGTATGCACCATCAGTCACAGAAAACATAGTCATGGATGATATTGATGCTACAGCAGGTTCGTTCTTCGGACTTATTAATGAATTTGTAGGGATGAACGATGCAAGTGCTCAGACATTTAATTTCTTACAAAGTATTACTGAGAATTCAAACCTAGCAGACACAGAAAACATTACAGCACAGTTTGCCACAAGCAAGATAGAAAACGTAGTGATGAACGATATAAGAATAGATTACTTCGCTGCGTTGCAATCCAGACTAGAGCCTTTTGTAATGAACGATGTAAGAAGTATCGCTGCAAACTTTGCAGCATCAGATACAGAAAACATTAACATGACGGACACAAACGCTATTACCGCTCAGTTTGCAGTGTCAAGAACAGAGAACATTAATTTAAATGATTTAAACAGCGCGGTATCTAATTTCGTTGTGACTCGTGTTGAGAACGTAGTCATAAATGATGTAGAAACTATTACCTCTATATTTGCGGTGTCAGTTACAGAGCCTGTCACTATGGCTGATGCAAATGTATCTCAAGCTAACTTTATATTAGTAAATGTAGAAAATGTAAGTATGAGTGATTCATCTACTCAGCAGTCAAATTACTTACAATCGATTACTGAGGCAATTACTCTACTTGATGACATATGTTACAACGGCTGGTTTAGAATTGATGATAGTCAATCACCTTCATGGGCTGCAATTGCAACACCGGCTGGAGTCTGGGTAGATGTCAACGATGCACAAACACCAAGTTGGGGTGTAATTGATACCTCTCAACCATGCAGTTAATGTATAATACGGATAACTAAACTAAAGGATTTATTATGGCAAGTACCTATTCAAACCTCAAAATAGAACTTATTGGTACAGGTGACCAGTCTGGTACCTGGGGTGTAACTACAAACACAAACTTAGGCACCGCAATTGAAGAGGCCATTACAGGAACAGCTGATGTTACCTTTGCAAGTGCCGACGTTACCTTAACCCTTACTAATACTAATACGGCTCAAACTGCGCGTAACCTTCGCCTTAATTTAACAGGTAGTGTTTCAGCTACTCAAAACCTTATTGTACCTGCGATTGAAAAGCAATACATTATTAATAACACTTTAGGTTATGCTATTACTGTTAAAAACTCTACGGGTACAGGCGTCTCAGTACCTGCTGGTAAATCGATGATTGTGTTTAATACAGGGTCAAACGTGGTTGAAGTAGTTACAGCTCTAGCTACAGGCACAGTGATTCCGGTTGCAAACGGTGGTACAGGTGCATCTACTGCGTCGATTACATCATTTAATAATATTACAGGATATAGTGCATCTGGTGCTACAGGTACTACAAGCTCTAATTTAGTATTTTCAGCAGCTCCAACAATAACAGGCACACTTACAACATCAGGTACATTAGAAGTATCAGGCGGTCTTACATTAGATGGTTCAGCAGGAACATCTGGTCAAGTATTATTATCAGCAGGAACAGGTAATACACCTACATGGGGTAATGCGTTTGTAGCTGGTATGATTATGCTCTGGTCAGGTTCTTCAGCCTCTATTCCTAGTGGTTGGTTATTATGTAATGGTTCAAGCGGTACACCAGACTTAAGAAATAGATTTGTAGTAGGTGCGGGATCTACTTATGCTGTAGGTGCTACTGGTGGTAGTACAGATGCAATAGTCGTAAGCCATACCCATACTGGAACTACAGGCGGACAAAGCCAAAGCCATAATCATTCTGTTGGTAGAAGAATGGGATTTACAAACAATGTTGGAGAAGCTGGTCCAAATGCAGGAGCAGGATATTTTGCTGGAGCAGATCCTGGTTCATTCAACACAGGTAATACTTCTCAAGATCATACACACTCTTTCACAACAGACTCAACAGGTTCAAGTGGCACTAATGCTAACTTACCTCCATATTATGCACTTTGCTATATTATGAAATCTTAATATGAAAATTTTAATTGGTGTTTTAATTGTACTTTGCTTACTTAGCTGGGTACATTGTTTAGGGGGTTAATATGAATATGGATAAAATAGCAAATATGTTGTTCCCAGTGATAGTCTCGGCTATTGCTTGGTTACTTACTTCAATGGCATCTATACAAGCAGACTTAATCAGCATCAAATCTCAAATGCCTAATCTGATTACAGAACAAGGTGTACCAACTGACAGCCCTATATCAGCAGAAGCTAGAGCAAGACTTAAAGAAGAATTAAAAGCTCAGATGGGCAAACTTAACGTACGTATTAGAATTTTAGAAGAACATGATATGCAAAGGAAGGGTAAATAATGTTTAGTATCCTCTCATCCATACTAGGTTTTGCAACCGCAGGATTACCTAGCATACTAGGATTCTTTCAACAAAAAGGAGACCAAGCTCATGAACGAGAAATGGCTAAGATGCAAAATGAACAAGCTATGCTTATGGCTCAAAAAGGTTTTCAATCACAAGAAAAAATAGCAGCTATTGAATTGGAGGGTACTTATGCAGAAACATTTGCACAAGAAAGACAAGCACTTTATGAACATGATGCAAAACTTGTACACGATGCAGCCCCATGGGTTAGAACTCTTAACGCAGCTGTCCGTCCTATTGTTGCTTTCACTTTTGTAGGACTACTTATATTTGTAGATGTAGCTGGCTTTATTTGGGCTGTAAATACCGTAGGGTTTAGTCGTGAGTCTATGGATGTTATATTTTCATCTGATGAAATGGCTATTGTAGGTTCTATTATTGGATTCTACTTTGGTGCTAGGACTTGGGAAAAGAAATAAGTGAATGTATCAAAAGCTGCTATCGCTCTTATCAAACATCACGAGGGTGTGCGTAGTCGTCCCTATCGTTGCCCTGCAAACTTGTGGACTGTTGGTGTTGGTCACCTTATCGGCAACGGCAAACATTTGCCTGATTCTTGGAACAGAACTTTTTCGCAGGAAGAAATAGATGGAATTCTTAAATCCGACCTACGTCGCTTCGAGTTGGGAGTACATAAGATGCTACCTAACGTGCCTTTACGACAATATGAGTTTGATGCTCTTGTCAGTTTTTGCTTTAATCTGGGTCTTGGATGCTTTCAAAGATCAACACTCCGTCAAGCGCTTTTACGCGGCAATAAAAAGGCGGCTATGGAATCGTTAGTGAAGTATTGTCGTGCAGGTGGTAAAATACTACGAGGTCTACAAATCCGTAGAATGGACGAGAAGGCACTCTTTGAGGGTAAATAATGGCACTAAGTAAATTAGTATTTAAACCCGGTGTTAACCGAGATCAAACTAACTACGCATCAGAAGGTGGTTGGTATGAGACTCAACTCGTCCGATTTAGATCAGGCTTTCCTGAAAAGTTTGGTGGTTGGACTGTATCTAACATAAATGCTTATACTGATTCTGCTCGTGCTATATTCTCATGGTCGACAACTGACGGATCTAATTTATTAGGTATTGGCACTAACTCAAGAGTTTATGTAGGTGCAGGTACAACATTACATGACATCACGCCTGTCTATGCTACATATACTAATGCTACTAGTCCTTCTTCTAGTAATTGCATAGGTACAACAAATGGTTCTAAAACAGTTACAGTTACTATAACAGGCCATGGTGCTACTACAGGAACTTATGTATCATTTAGTGGTATTGCGGGGCCTACTATTGGTGGTATACCCGTATCTGAAATGAATACAACTGTTCAAGTGATAGTGCTAGACTCTAACACATTTACATTCCAAGCAACAACTACCGCTACCTCAACTACGACAGGTCAAGGTGGCACAGGCATTACAGTTGTTATTTATATGCCTGCTGGATTCCCTATAGCTACTGCAGGTTATGGCTGGGGTACTTCTACTTGGAGTAGACTAACTTGGGGTTCTGGTTCAACAGTACCTATATTCCAGCCCGCACGTCTTATCTTCATGGATAAGTTTAATAACGATTTAGTATTTAATACACAATACGATACTGTATCAACCACTGGTGGTGAGATTTATTATTGGGTATACAATACAGCGTTTAGTAATGATGCAGTTTTATTAAAATCATTAGCAGGCGCAGTTGCTGTACCACAAAAAGTTACTAAAATACTATTCACGCCTCAAGGGTTCTTACTTGCTTTAGGGTGTACTAATTATGACGCAACAGCGGCGGCACCTGATTATTTAGGAACTTATGATCCACTACTTATTCGTTGGTCTAATGTCGATCCTGATATTGGTCCTGAACCTGAAAATTGGCAGCCTACAACTACTAACACTGCAGGGTTCTTACGACTTCAATCAGGTTCAAGAATTGTGACTGCAATTAATACCCGACAAGAGACTCTAGTATTTACTAACACATCATTAACTTCTATTCAATTTTTAGGTACAGCCGAAGTATTTGGTTTACAAGAGTTATCTCATAACATTTCTATCATTGGTGCTAATGCACTTGTAGGCTCTAACAATATTACTTATTGGATGGGGCGTGATAGATTCTATACATACTCTGGTCGTGTAGATACATTACCTTGTACAATCAGACAATACATATTTACTGATATTAACTTTACTCAAAGTGCGCTTATTTTTGCAGGTGTTAATAATAAGTTTACTGAGATTATTTGGTTTTATCCGTCAGCTAATTCATCTGAAATTGATCGTTATGTTGTATTTAACTATCTTGAAAACATTTGGTATTATGGTCAACTAGAAAGAACTGCATGGATTGACTCAGGTGTATTTAATAATCCTGTAGGACTAGCTGATGGATGGGTATATCAACATGAAAATGGCACAAACGATGGACAACCTTTAGGAGCTGCTCCACTTCCTATTACTGCATTTATTCAGTCTGCTGACGTTGATATTGATGATGGTGATAAATATATGTTAATACGTCGTGTTATTCCAGATATTAACTTTAGAGGTTCTGATACTAATAATGAAGTCACAGGTGCGCCAATTATTCCTGAAGCTGATATTACTGTAGGCGTTAGAAACTTCCCTGGTGCTGCATCATCTACTACAAATGCAGAAGGTGTTTCTACAGGTGCTACAATTGTAACTGCAACGGCTACTGTGGATCAATATACCAACCAAGTATTTATTAGGGCACGTGGTCGTCAAATGAACTTTAGAATTGCGTCAGATACTGTAGGTACACAGTGGCAACTAGGTTTACCAAGAGTTGATGCGCGCCCAGACGGAACAAGAAACTAATGTCTCAACTAATAATTAAATCTACTAAGGCCCCTAACTTACCTATACCCACGATAGCATATAGTCAAACATATCAAGAGTCTTTTAGTAATGCTTTACGTTTATATTTTAATACGCTTGATGCGTTCACTACTTTACTAGGTAATACTGCGGGTGGAGCTGCGTTACGTTTTCCTAATGGTGCGTTCTCTCAAGACGGTTTTACAACCTTGACTAACGCCATACCAAACTCAAGTTCAACGGCGGCTATTGTTGTAGCCTCAACCGCTAACTTTGCATCCGCTGGCACGATTCTGATTGGTAAAGAATTAATTAGTTATACAGGCAAAACTGCCACCTCATTT